AACTTTCAGCTCCTGGAGGGGTGGTTATCGAACTCAACTGGCCTTGATTGTCGTTGGCTACATCCCACCCGGTTCCCCATATTCCAAATTTGTCCAAGTTGGTTACAGGATTAAAATTGGAGGGCATTATGAACATTGCATCGAGTGTATTAGTGCTCGTGGGAGTATCTTGATATTTGAAATTACCTTCCGTTATAAACTTTGGAGGATTGTCAATGTCAATGTACGAATTTCCAGATACGGTCGAGTCCAGTGCGATTATAGAGTTGTATAAATTTCCACTGGTTCCGTTGAAATCAAAACCCTTGCACGGGGAAGATGACGACCTGGCCCCGTGACACTCCCCGAGAGATTCAGCGAGCGTTCCGTTTACCGTCTCCTTAAGGGTTGTTAAACTCGATGAATATACGCCGAAAGGAACGTGAAAATATTCCGCTGCTCCAATGTCCTGCGATGCGTACACTGAAGACCCCTTGTTTCTATCGAGTATCAATACGTTATTATAAAGCTGACATCCGTTGTTATCTGTTGAAAACCCCCTGCATGTTTCTGTGGCAGAACAGAGAACCCTGCACTGATCGGACGTTTTACCGGAGATGAATGTTCCAATCTTATAAAGGTCGTTAGCCTTAAAGTCTGAGTATAATCCATAAGAATAAACTCCTGAATTATTAGTCCCGTCTGTCGATCCATTTGTTACTATATCTTTATTATCATTGAAACTCCACGAACCTAGTACACCCGAAAATGAAAAAGTATTCGAAACTGGATTAGAAGACCATTTCACCAATCCTATAACAAGAGACACTACACAAAAGACTAGTGCAGCAATTACAAGTATTACAGTAATTTCATCATCCATCTTAATCACTCTTTATATAAATTTTTGCATGAGTTTTATTTGATATATACTGAGGAATAGTCATCCACGGATTAGGTTTTTTAGTTAATTTTAAACATTCATAGTCTCCGCTCTGCATCCAAACAGAAAATGCGTTGCATGTAAAGTCCGCCTTACAGTTTTCTGCGCATACTTGTTCTAGTCCAGGCTTGAAAGGCGTTCCTTCGTTGCTCAAGATTGTCCTTCCAGATGCAATTTCTTTGAATCCTTCGTACGTTGTGTCACTCGGGTTAGAAGCAGGGATTGGCAGTGCATAAATTAATCCCAACATAGACGAACAACAACACGAGATTGCGCATACTATTAAAACGGCTTCCATTTAAAGATTACATACATTTTATTTATAAATGGTTAAAGTTATATTCTGTCTCCCTGGAAGCGTCTATTCTCGCGAGTTTCTCTTGTCATGGACTGACCTCGTCATGCAGACTGCGTCACGGGGTCACCAAGTTATAGTCAGCCAACAGCCGACCCTGTCAGAATGTCTCAAGCCTGTCGTCTCGTCGGATTATGATGTGGCGATGCTTATCGGTTCCGACATTGTGTTCAAACCAGAAGACTTTTTTTCAATTCTCGAAAGTCCACATGATGTCACGTCGGGCATGTACCTCAAAAAGCCATCTGCCGAATTCAATGAACCCGTTTTCGAGGGAATAAATGTAGGGCCTTCGGACGTGGGATCCGAACAGTACGTAAAAGTTAAAAAATGTGCACTCGGGTGGACACTTATTCGAAAGGGTGTTCTTGAAGCAAACGATTCAACCGAGTTTGACGAAGTCTACGTCGATACAACTATTCGAGTCGGTCATCGTGTAGAAATTGTAATTTAATCACATATTATTTAATAATTTCAGTTCTGCTGTAGATATCGAATAATCTGACCACCAATAAAAGTTTTTAATCTTGCATGCACCGGCTAAACTTTTACCTGTTGTACACCCAGTCTCTGCAACTGCAAGAGAGTCCCATTTCCATGACCCCGAAGATGGCCATTTTATTCCTAGACTGGTCCTAAGTTGCCAGGACGAATATGACAAATCTGGTTCCCCGTCCAAGTATGTTACAGGTAATGCACCGTTGAACGTGGCTATAACTCTGTGCCAGCTCCCGTCTGCCGTTAACTTTTGACTTTGATATACAAACCAGTCGTTATCAGGGTCGGTTACAAGTGTTTGGTAATAATGTATAGCAATTGAGTATTTTTCGCCATTACTATTCATTCCTGAAAGGTCTAAGGCCATAAAATCAGAATGATCGAACAAATTATATTCCCAGCATAATGCATTCGATGTCCATGCGCTCGACAGACTTATATCGAACATGAACGTGAACACGTTTGACCCTGTTAGTTTCGGGGGACTTATTAAAAAACTTCCCGAAAGCGTAGTCGGATCAACTTCTGGAATCTGAATTTGAGTCGCAGAACTCAAAAGTGTTTGAAGAGGGGTAGAAGTAGAAGTAGAAGTAATGTTAGAACTTGAAGAACAACTGTAGCCTATACCAAGGGGACACGTCCAGTTTTCGTACCACGAGCCACCCGCTGCAATCAGAGAAACACAGCAACAACATATTAGCAAAATAATTATGATTATGACCGTTGAATTTCCCTCCATATATAATATTGTGATAAAATAATGGAACGTCTAGTAGTTGTAGATTCGAAAGACAGGGATATGAATGTTTATCCTGAAGGAAATAATTATGTAATTCATTTATCGTCACATATAAAGAACATTTCTCGGGTCGACCTTGTGAGTGCACGTTTACCTAATACAATATACAACCTTACATCTACATCAAATGTTATGACAGTCGGGACCTCGAACATTTCTTTGACTGCAGGGTTCTACGGTGCGGGTGGAATTTCTATGGCACTTACGAGCGCCGGTTTGACTACCGCGTATCTTTCCAGTGAAGGAAAATTTATGTTTTCTTCTGTTTCTCCTTTTAATATCAATGTAACATCTTTAGAATTTGCAATAATGCTCGGAATGAATTTAAATTACATTTATTCCGGAACACTGGCAACCTCTACTGACCCGGCTTACAACGGACAATACATATTACGGTCTGATAAAATTGTAAATTTATCAATTAACGAATTTGTATATCTTGACATTGATGAACTGCGAACCCCTTCCCATGTTTCTACAGGTTCTTTAGTTGCAGGGACTGATACCGTGACGGGCTCGAATGCGGGAAGGTCCTTTGCGCCCATAATTATGGACGTTGGTTCTGCATGTATAAAAAATTTCAAAGAGACTGAATATAAAATTTCTGTGACTTATCCTGAACCCATAGGGACGCTGTCACGTCTTACGGTTAGATGGTACGACAGGAACGGGTCTCTTTTAAATTTCAGAGGCCTAGAAACGAATGCATTTGTTCTTCGGATTCACACTGAAAGGGAAATTAGACTTCCTACTTTACCACCAATAGAAGAGGTTGAGATGAAGAGATTTGTTGAAGCTGTTCAAATTGAAAAACCTCGTGAAAAGAGGAGAATACCGTGGACTCTCATAGCCGTTCTGATTCTTCTGGGGTTCTTTGCGTATTTCAACTTGTCACGTCGAAATGTTAATTAACTTTGCAAAATTTATCGACTTCCCATGCTTTTGGTTCGTCGTCGTCTGTTTCATACTCTTCTTCTGAAACAAACGTCGAGTATTTTGAAACTCTATAGTCGCCTTCGTCTTCAGAATCTTCAATTTCAATTTCAAAAATTTGAATCTGACTCATCTATAGCCTTTTTCATTATTATTTCTGCAGGAGTTTCCGGCTCCCATTCCGCCCACGTTTCTTCGCATATGTTCATCTTTGTAGCCGTTTCATCTTCTCCTTCGTATCTAGACCACTCCTCCTCTCCCTCCTCCTCGTCCTCCTCGTCCTCCTCGTCCTCTTCGTCGTAAATCTCGGGGTAAAGAGATCCAATTTGTTTACCTAGAACATTTCTCGCTGAAAACATTAGACCCATTCGAATGTCACGAGCAGTCACCTCTTCTCTCCCGCATGCGTTCGCGTAGTGAGCTGCTAGTACTGTTGCAGATTCAATCACTGGTAGAAGTACGTCGTCCATTATGATTCATAATTAGAAAACAATACCTCTGCATTTCCACGATTTACATTTACGAAATTATACGCCAGTGCATAAATTCGTATATACAGGTTTCCAGAATTTTCTACGAGTTTGAAATTGAAATTCTGATTTATAATTCTCGAAAAATTTACATGAGTCGTTGGCTGATCTGATTGAGGATCTATGCTAAAAGAATACATGTAGAAAAGCCGATCGGGTTGTCGGGTGTGAAACTCGAGAGGCTGAATCATCCTGAGAAACGTGGGAGTCCCAACTTCTGAAGAAATGTGAGTCACGTTGTTAAAATCGAGAGACATGCTCACAAGCTTGTCATCTTTTCCGTAATCGTATCCCAATGCAGAGTCTTCCTGAATAACAATGAATATTTCCTTTACAGGATTTGAAAATTGTGTTTTGCACATTGCCTGTGTGACTCCGGCTGGAACGAAAAACTGTTCCAACTGACAGTGCTCGTTTAGATAAATACTATTGTTATTTTTTATAAAATTTCTTTCAGGTTTATCAAGATATACATATTCTACGTAAAGTGATGCATTTAGGGGGACAGATTTGGTCACCGACGGACAAAACTTGCTGACTGGATTGAATCCAATTCTCACAATTACAGGTGAATCAAATGCACATGCCGGCAATCCTTTTTTAAGAATGTAAAAAGGTAATTCGATTGTATATGTCTGAAGACCTGTATAAACATTTGAAAGATTCTTGCCAACCAATTTTGAAAGTGCAAATTGTTTGCTCGCTGAAATTTCTAAATCGTTTTTCATTTCTATGAACTCTCCCCATTGGCGATCCACCAATTGATTTCCTATGTAAAGATCTGCGAAATTTACCATTAATGTCCCGGCTGAATCTAAAATGTTTGATGTTCCAAACACTCCTGGATTTTGAATTTTTAAATAAATTTTTGAAATAATGTCTCCAGATTTTGGAAGATGTACAAATGTTTCACCTCCAAAATACTGGCCATCCGGGTCAAAAATAACCTCGTCTATTCTTGTAGACCACTTTGTCGTCCTTTTGTATAATTCTCTAAAGTAAGTAACTTCTGGATTGTTGCTAAGGTAAACAGCCTCCTGTCCAAGGCTTGCGAGCGCTGTGCGACCCGACATTCTATATTCTAGGGAGAAATAAACATCAAGCCCCCTAGCCCGTCTGATATTCTCAAGACGTTTTTAGATACAGCCGTCACTCTGAGCTGCTTTACGGGTGACAAATTAAAAAAATCTATATCCAGCAAAACCTGTCTTATGCGACTAAAGTTTATTGGATTATTAAAAACTTTCATGTAAAAATTTCTAGATGGAAAATTTACAAAATTTTCAAAAGGTTCGATGACTCCAAGCTGCGTAGAGTCTGTCAGGCGTTTTGTAACAATATCTTCTCCGTTGAATTTTATTCCGAAATTTTTAAGACTGTCGTTCGACCAATCATACGGGACACTCCCCTCGACCTGAATGACGAAGAACAGTGTAGAGATTGGATTCTCAAATATAATTTCAAAATTTCCATTATTAATAATTTCAAAATTATTATATTGATATTGATCTATTACATATTCCAGAGTAGCAGACGACATCCATTTAATCTCTGATTCGGTGAGGTACACGTATTCTACTATGAGAGTCGCGTTGACGGGGCTGTCGCTCAGTTGTACAGAAGTCAAGGATTGGAGGGGTCTCAGAGTTACCCATATTTCTACGTCTTGCCTGTTTAGGATTGATATTGGCAGGTATGATCCAGAATTTCCATAAAAATAAAAAGGTAAATTTACATAATAATCTCTCCCGTAAGCAATAGATGTGTCATTTTTTCCAGTCAAAAGCGACAGGGCGGGCTGATTTTCGTACGGAACGTTCAGATCGTTCCATATTTCTATAGCCTCACCCTCCAATTTCTGTATAGTCTGTCCCCCTATTTTGAGTTCTGCATTTTCGATTGCCCATGTGCCGACCGAATCGTAATAATGATATTGTTTGTAATCGTTGGGAACTGACGGAGAAGTTGCAGGATAAAACCATAAAAAGTAATCCCCTTCTCTACCCGTATAACTTGTAAAAAGTGTAATAGGGGCTGTATCTATTCTTATGAAATTTTGACTTTGTGCTGGAAGTGTTAGTAAAAAATTGTATTGAACGTTTGAAAAACCGATTTCACCAGGTATATTACTTGTGAGAACGTATGTCCCGGGTTGATTAAATGTTATGTAAGAATTATAGTAACTGATAAAATTTTCAACTCCTGATAGACGTAAAGAATTGAAATCTATCCTACCTTCATATATAAATCCTTGAAATAGTAACCCGTTGAGAGGTAGAATAAATCCTCCGTTTGGATATTGTTCATCAGGGGCAAGTGCGAGGTATTTCAGGTTTATGAAAGATGATACTTGCAGAATATAATCGTTGTTTGTATTTATTCTTATGCTATAACGAAATGTTATTGAATTTGAGACTGGAAAGAATAGTTCATTTGTTATTGTTGTATTGTAGCACGGTATGCTCATCAGAACAACTTCAGAAGAATCCAAAAGATCTACAGAAATAATAGGAACGTCAGACTCAAATACACAAGACATCAAATAGTATCCGTCATTCCGGACATTAAAAGAAGTGTTGGTATCTGGTTGGAAATCTTCACCGTATATAGAAAATATTGTAAAATCCAGGTAATCTCCTTTACTATAAGTAAAGGGGTTCTGTGAATAAAGGCTAGAATCGCATTGTTCTATAAAAATATAATCGGAAGGGGTGATTTTACCATATGAATAAATATAAAAACATGGATAAGTATTATCGAAATAATCTGTATATACACCGCTTATAGAGTTCTTAAGTGTATCATAAACAATGGGGTCTCCGTCCAAAGGATTAAATGAACTACCTACCCCGAATCTAAAACTTGCTCGAATGGTATATGTTCCTTTGTTAGCTACATTAAACCTGCCACCGGGTGTTATCGTCCAATTTGTCGGTTCATCTACTTTTATAAATTTGCTCAAATCAACGTATTTTGGTGGAGGATATGTATTATTTTGTGGCCGTAAAATCAAATCCTGTTGAGTGTCTACATAAAGCCCGGGGCTCTTTATCCATCCCGCCTGTTCGAGCGTGAAATCTGGAACGTTTCCAAACTCGTAAGGAAAACTACTTTCAAAGTCTACTGAGACTGGATTTAAAATATCAAAACCAAGAAAAATTGCAGTAGATTCTTGTGTGAAAATTTGCGTTCCTTGAAATGTAAACTTGTTGGAATTTTGATCGTATGACATAAAAAGCCCATATGCCCACTGCTGCATACTGTACACGTTCGAAGAATACGGCTGATTTGCCTTACATGTAGATAGACTATATTTAAAGTCATCAATTACAAAAGTTATCTTGTCTAGTGAAAATGGTTGAAACCAATCACCTCCATAAACAGCCAAAGGTGGTAGAGACAGTTTAAGGGTCGTGGCTCTTATGAGATCTCCTTTGACGGGTATATTTACAATGTTTGTCTGACCCATGTTTATTCCATTCCCTTTAAAAGGTATTTCGAATGCTTCTAATGAAAATGCACTGTGTCTTTTGTAAACACCCGAGTAATATGTTAAATCTGGGGTTCCAGTGAGGTACACATCCTGTTGACCAAGTGCTGCCAACTGGATGAATCCAGATGACATGTCTAATAAATGCATATACTTTTGTCAGACTGCGCCCCGCGCACTGTTCATTTATATATTGAATACATTAATGACACTGAATCTTAAGAAATTCGATCCTAGTACAATGAGCGACGACAAGGTTTGCATTTTCATAGGAAAGAGAGGGACTGGAAAATCTACGCTTGTTACTGACATTTTATGGTACAAGAGAAACCTCCCCGCGGGCATAGCAATGTCAGGTACTGAAGACGGGAACGGACATTACAAGCAGTTTATCCCTGACATTTTTGTTTATTCCGACTATAATGCAGGTGCACTAGAAAAACTCATAGAACGTCAAAAGAAGCTCACTATACAAGGAAAGGCGAGCCCCGTTTTTGTTCTAATGGATGACTGCATGTACGATAGATCTTTCATGAGAGATGTCGCGGTTCGACAACTTTTCATGAACGGCAGGCACTGGAAAGTATTCTTCATGATGACGACTCAATATGTAATGGACATGACCCCTATGATTAGAACGAACGTGGACTATGTGTTTGCTCTTCGCGACAATGTCCGACAAAATCGTGAAAATCTTTACAAGGCTTTTTTCGGAGTCTTTCCAAACTACGACACTTTTTCACAGGTGATGGATTCGTGCACTGAAAACTACGAATGCCTCGTTCTTGACAACACTTCAAAGTCTAATAAAATATCAGATTGTGTGTTTTGGTACAAGGCGCCTATAAGAAAAAATTTTAGAGTGGGATCTCCGTCGTTTTGGCAATATCACCAAAGGTTTTACAACCCGAGGCACACTGCACAGAAGCCCGAAATTGCTGTGAAGAGAAAGGGTGGAAGTATAAACATAAAAAAGAATTAATGCGTGTGATTCCGAATCTAAAATTAATAATTTATATAAATGGAAACATACGATCCTATGAGCGAGTCTACTCCTATAACCGATGTTCCTCAAAATGTGGAGATTTTGTCTCCAGAAAAAAACGTTGATGAAGATCAAATGGCAGATTTTTCAAGTCCTATCGACGAAGTGA